ATTTGTCATATATGTCTGGATATTATGAATTCTGAGTAATTCAGGAGAAGAAGAACCTAAGTCGGTGTAACTTCCGATATCTAGTTCTGTTTGTGCGAATGCACTGGTGTCGCCTGCGTTTAATCTTACTCTTACAAAAAATGAATTCATTTTAGCCATGCACTTCGGAAAGTGGTAAGGTTTATGATACTTTTTCCGAATTATGGTAATAAATTCTGAAGCTAATTTCCGTTTTCTGTTGTCCAGGTTTCCGGTTTTCGTAGCATTTCCGACCTATCTTTGCGCCGAAGGCGTCCCGAACACTATATATTTGCTAGCGGTTTCCGCGTATCATTAGTCTTGACTATACCGATTGTTAGGGAATGATACACGGTATCTACCAGTGTGATGTACTGTTGTACCTTTTTTTTTATCCGAATATATTATATATATACACTATAGCCCATAGATATGGAGTTAAAAGGCCCAGAATTGATAAAGAAAATAAATGAATTAGCAGAAATAAGAGATATGGCAGTAAATATAACCTATGAATTGGATTTATATATTGCTAAATTAAAGGAGTTGAGACTATGAGAGCAACAATATCAGCAACATTAACAGAAGAAGCATACAAAGTATACAAAGAATGGTCAAGAGATCGTAAAGCAAGCGATGAAATCAGTCGTGCTATGACTGAATCATTCGCCAGAGAGAACTTATTAGAGGCTTTGAAGAAGCAAAGAGATATCTATAGAGCAAGAAGTGGTAGGTTTAACAGATTATATGATGAGATAGAGGCTGGATTACATCAAGATGCAGATACTATCCAGAAACAAATTGAATATATATTCCAGAAACATCCAATACTTGGAGAAGAACAGAAAACATTGGAGGAATTTTAATTGAAATGGAAATGTAAAGCATGCGAAAGGCAGAGGCCTTTGAAAAGTAGATGTCTGATTCAAATTCCAATCAATAGATGGAATGGTTACTGTTCCGATTGTTGTTGTTTAAATAAAATCAGAGGGAAAAGTTGTGACACTATTTCTGGATTAGGTTGGATTGAAAACAAAACAATTATGTTTTTTAATGATATTAAACTGTAGAGTTCATCCATAGCGCACTTAAAACTGCAACTAATCCTAACATGACCTTCCAGATAGGGTGTTTTGGGTCTGCCAATGTTTTTTCTACATCATCATTCACTGTGGGCCACCTTGTGATAAGTTAGTAACCATGTTCAATGCTCCATCCCAAGCAGAAATTTTATATTTTTGTAATGAAATATAATAATTAATTTCTCCTGCGTCACCTGATGCTTGATAAGTTGACAGATATAAGTTCTCAATAATCATATTATCTCTATCAACTAAGTAAAAATCCATTCCTGATGCAGAGCTAGGTATTCCCCAACTGCCCCAACCAATTTGTTGAACATTAGCAAAGTCCCATTGACTGATAGATTGGACAGAATCGGAGGTTGATAATGTAACCATCCATTCTTGTGCAGCTGTTGGAGTCTTTGGTGCGATGTAAAATTCAAGAATTTTGTATCCAGAATCATAGCAGCCATCGAAGAGTTGTAATTCATGACCGTTAATATTCGGACCAATCGTTCCTTTCATTGTTAATATGTCTCCTATTCTCTTTTGTGTTGTCATTTTAATATCTCCTTTGTGCTTTCTTATGTGCTTCTTTCATGATTCTGGATTGAGACCATCCCTTCTTTAATCCGCCAGATTTCTTTCTGGCCCTTTTATTTGCTTCTTTTAGTTCCTGAGAGAGTATCTTTGCTCTCTTCTTGGCTTGTTTAGTAAGAGGACGTACGACTTTCTTAGCAACCGCTCTTTTGGCCTTCCCTCTAACTCTAGAATCTACGGCCCTAACTCTATTATCAAATGCGATCTCGTTTCTTACAGCACTTGGAACTTTAGCAGCAGCAAGAACTGCGCTAATAGCGGCGCATGTTGGACATGAGACAAAGCCAGCAACTTTTTTTTTCAGACTAGCCATTAATCTCACATCTGTGAAACCGCTAGGCTAACTGCATTACTCTTTGTTGCTTTTTCAGTTGTGCATTCTAAAATTATTGTGAAATATACATCTTGTGTGAAGTTTGCTCCGCCAATTCCGCCAAGATATAATGTAGGTACTGCTACTAAGTAACCTTGTGTGTAATCTTGTGCTAGGATTTGCTCTGAATAATCTTGTGATGGTGGGTGGTCTGTAGAATCAGGGTTTCTAAATGATGCTTGCCCTCCTGCAACAAATGACCTATCATCAGGTAAAACCATAGCAGCTTGAGATTGAGTGGTTAATTGCCATGCTGCATTAGATGCAGTATCGCCTGTCATTGTTGGAATTAATCCTGCTGAATTTGTCATATATGTCTGGATATTATGAATTCTGAGTAATTCAGGAGAAGAAGAACCTAAGTCGGTGTAACTTCCGATATCTAGTTCTGTTTGTGCGAATGCACTGGTGTCGCCTGCGTTTAA